GATGGTGTCGTAATGCCGCAAATCACCCTGCCAAGCTACAGCCCGAGCCGCACCAAGACCCGCACCTATGACGTGAAGGCCGACCCCGCCACCGTCATTGCGGCGCTTCTGCAGCTTGTGGCTCCGACCGGCTCCCTTGTTCCGACCCTTTCCGAATCCGAGCCGGGCGATGGCTGGAAGCTCTGCAACGGCCAGTCCCTGTTGAAGTTCGAATACCCCGACCTTTTCGCCGCTATCGGCGGCACATGGGGCGAGACGGCAGATACCTTTGCCCTGCCGGACTTTCGCGGCAGGCTTCCGATTGGCGCCGGTGGCAACGCCGGGCTCACGCTCAAGGCCGCCGGCGGCGCCCATCAGATTGTGCTGACCCAAGACCAGATGCCGCCCCATGCCCATGATCTGACCGATCCGGGCCACACCCACAACTTCACCGGCGCGCCGCACACGCATGGCGTTACCGATCCGGGCCACACCCACGCCGCGGCGGTTGTCGCCGCTGGCACCGCAACCTCTGGCCCATCCGCTGACGGCGCCACGACGGGCAGCACGTCCAGCGAGATAACCGGCGTCACGGTCGATGCGGCGACGGCGGGCGGGACCAACGCGACATCTGCAACCGGAATCGTGGTGCAAAGCGCGGGCGCTGGATCGCCCGTCAGCATTCTGCCGCCGGTCATCGCGGTCAACTGGCTGGTGCGGACATGAAGCGCCAGAGGTCCAGATCGCAGCGCAGGGCGGCGGCGGGAAGCCGGTCATCGCGCGAAATCACGCTGCCGCTGCCGCTGCGGGGGCTGTTCGTGGAGGCCAAATCGGCACAGGTCTCGAACCTATTTGCCGCCGAGTTGCACAACTGGCGCTCGAACGGGGTTTCGCTGGCGCTGCGGCCCGGCGTCGTCTGGCAAGGAGAACCCAGCGGAGTGATCCAGCGCGTTCCCTATGAGTTTGGGCGCAACCCGCGCTGGATCGAGATCACAGCTTCTGGTGCGTCCTGCGGTGCGGCAGAGATCACGCGCCTGTTCGGCGGCAACGCCATGGTGGCCGAGATCAGTTCCAACATCATCTTGGCGGATGGTTTCGGGGCGCCGGTCCGCTTCAATGGCACAGAGTTTCAGGAATCCGCCTTCTCGACCGTGACCGGCGCAAACCCCGCGCGCTTCGATGGGGTCATCAGCCATCACGACCGGCTCTACTTCTGGCGTTCCGGCGATGCGCTGGAGTTCTACTATGGCGATGTGGGCGCGGTGCAGGGCGGATTGGCGCGCTTCCCGCTCGACCGGCTGGGCAACATCACGGGCTCCATTGCCGCCATGGTCAGCCTGACCGTGGATGCGGGGCACGGCATGAATGACATGCTGTGCATCGTCACGACCACTGGCCACCTCGTTCTTTATGAAGGCCTTGACCCAGGTGACGCCTCGGACTGGCGCCTGTCTGGCCGGGTCAGGGCTGCGGCGCCCATCGGCCCGCTCGCCTTCACGGAGGTTGGATCGGATGCGTGGATGATGACCGCGCAGGGCGTGGTTTCCATCGGGGAGTCGATCAGGGGTTCGGTGCTGGCACTGGTCTCCGACATCACCGCCCCGATTTCGGATGAGATCACCGCTGCGGTTGACGAAGGAACGGGCGTGTGGCGCATGTTCACCTCTCCCGATGGCGCCATGGTTCTGATCAGCCGCGCAGTCGGCCTTGAGGCGCGCCAGTGGGTTTTTTACACCAAGAGCAAGTCATGGGCCACGGCAGACCTTCCGGCCCGCGACTGGCACGCCTTCAACGGCAAGCCCTTCATCACCGGGTTCGATGGCCGCCTTGGCACCATTGCCAGCCGCGATTCCGGCGAGATGATCACGGCGCGCTGGGTCAGCAGTTGGTTTGAGGCCCCGGGGGTTTCCGGGGTGGCCTATCTCGTGCCGACCATCCGCGCCCAAGGTCCGCTTACGGTCAAGGTCACGCTCCTTTCGGACACGCGCGACAGCGCCGCCGATATTGCGGAGGCAGAGCAAACCGTCACCCTCGACCCGGAAGAGGATGATGGCGGAATCGTCACCCTCTCGGACGAGATCGTGACCGATGCCGAAGGCTCGCGGTTTCAAATCATCATCGAGGTCACATCGGCATGGTCCGAACTCATCAGCCTGAAAGCCGCCGTCGTATAGCCCGCCTTGGTGCCGTGGTTTTCGGTGCCGATGCAGAGGTGGCGCAGTGGGTCGCGCGATCCATCCCCGGATATATCGCCAGCCCGGACGCCAAGGCCCTTGGCGTGGTCAAGGGTGGCCAGCTTATGGCCGGTGTGGTCTTTGAGCGATGGAACGGGGTTCACGTCGAGGCTTCGATTGTCGCGCGGCCCCGGTCGCGCTGGGCCGACCGGCGCACGCTGCTTGCCTTGTTTCATTACCCATTTGTCACCTTGGGATGCCGCGCGATCAGCGTGACGGTTCCGGGGTCAAACCTGCTTTCCCTCAACCTCTCCACGAAGCTGGGTTTCGAGCCAAAGGCCATCATCCCCTTTGCCGCACATGACGGGGGGCCGCTGATAGTCCTGCAGCAGTATCGCGAAACTTGCAGATGGATCGGAGATCATGGGGAAAGGCGGAAAAGCACCAGAGGCCCCTGACGCTTACGAAACAGCCTCTGCGGAAGCGCAGTTCAACAGGCTGGACACCTATTCCCCCTCGGGAAGCGGCACGCGCTACGGTTACACCGATGCGAAGGGCAATTTCGTGCAGGGCGTGGCGCCGCAGGGTTCGCAGTCTGCGGTGCAGACCGTCGAAAGCCAGTGGGAAAAGGCCATCCGTGAGGCGCTTCAACCGGCGTCTACCAGTCTTGTCAACAGAATGGTCTCGGATAATGTCACCAACATGCCGGATGCGGCCCGACCGAAGGATACTTCCGGGCTGGCGCAGCAGATTTTTGATGCGGGCTATTCCCGCATGGCGCCGCAGTTCGAGCAGGAAAACAACCGCCTCCTGACCAATCTTCAGGCGCGCGGCATTCCCGTCGGGGCGGAGGCTTTCAGCGAGGCAAGTGCGGCGCAGCAGCAGCAGGTAAATGATGCGATGCAGCAGCTCACGCTTGGGGCGCAAGAGCAGGCCGCCGGGGAGCAAAGCCGCCAGTTCGCGCTGGACAGCGCGGCGCGGCAAAACTCGATTTCCGAAATCGTGGCAGCGATGGGTGGCAGCTACAACCCGCCCAATGCCAGCGCCAGCGGCAATGCTGCGGGCGTGAACTATTCCGGCCTTGTGGGCCAGCAATACCAGAACGAGCTGGCGCAGTATAATGCCCAGCAGCAGCAGCGTGCCCAGACAGCAGGGACGATTGGCAGCATCGGCGCCGGTCTTCTGATGAAATGCTCGCGCGACTTCAAGAATGTCGGGCCGGAAATCACCGAAGGCGCCGACGGACCTGTCATTTCGATTGCCGACCTGTCGGATGCGGTGTGCCACATGCCGCTGCATGTCTGGGCCTACCGCCCGGATCACGCCCCGGCTGGCGATGGAGAGGTGGCGCATATCGGGCCGATGGCGGAGGATTTCCACCGCCTGACCGGAATTGGTGATGCCAGGACCATTTCCGTCATTGATGCCTTCGGGGTGGTGTTCGGGGCGTTGAAGGACGCTCTGACCCGAGTGGCTGTCCTTGAGCGCCGCATGGGCGGCGAGGCGGTGCATTGATGGCAAAGTTCGGGTTCGGTGCGGGGCAGGGTGCTTCGACGGGGGCGACAACGGGGCAGGGTGCCGGGGGCTTCTTCGGCGCACCCGGGTCGCAGCAGCGGTATGACATGACCATGCAGATGGTCCAGAACGCCATGGCGCAGTCGCAAGGCGCGAACAGCCCGCTTCTGGCCTTCCTTGCCCCCATGGCTGGGGCCGCTATCGGCGCCCGCGCAACCAAGCAGTATGAGGATGCAAGGGCAGCAGAAGCGACGAGCCAGACCGAGGCATTGCTTGGCCCCATCGCGTCGTCTCCCAAGACCCGCGCCGCGCTGGACGTGTTGAACGACCCCGACGCCCCGGATTACCTCAAAAGCATTGCCGCGACGATGGTGAAAGGCGCCGCTCCAAAGGCTTCCTCCGGTCGCAGTAGAGGTTCGCGCCGCTCCACCCCGGCAGCGGCGAAAACCCGCATCTATGGCGAATACGAGGTGGACGGCCTGCTCTATGGCCGTGACGCCTATGGCCAGCTCGTCCCGCTGCGCGATGCGAACGGCAATCCTATTCCGGCCAAGGGAAAGAAGGCCGCTGCGCCAGCGCCAGCCGCCCCGCCTCTGCCGCAAGACCCGGTTCTGCCCAGCGACCCCGCTGCGCCCGCCTCCCTTCCGACACCGGGCAGCAACGGGCTGACCGATGATGAACTTCTGCTCAAGTATCTCGGGGCAAGATAATGGCGACCTTTGAAGAACTGATGGCCGCTCTCCGCAAGGCTGACGCGGCGGGCGACACCGAGGGCGCGGCGCGCATCGCGCAGATGGCCAGCAAGGTCAAGGGTGTGCAGCCCAACCCGCAGGCCGCATCCGCCGTCCCGCAAGACGCCCCGTCGCCGGCTCTGCCGCAAGACCCGGTAACGCCGGGCGGGTTTGACCAGCAGATCATCAGCCTGATGCGGCCCGCAGGTGGCCCGCAGGACTCTGCCGTTTCCGCCCCGGCGCCCGCGCCCCGTGTCGCGCCCATCATGGCGGGGCCGATCAAGACCGCCATGACGCCACGGGTTGCAATGCCGGTCGAAGACCAGAGCGTTGCTTCGGCGGCTCCGGTCGCGGGAACTCCCAAGGAAAACAACAGCGCACCTGATGTCGCCGCTCCACCCCAGAAAGACTCTGGCGTTCCTACTGGCAACGCCAAGCCTGAGGCAAAGTTCGAAAGCGTGGATGACTTTTTGAAGAAGGGAACAATCTCGGGCTATGTGAACCGCGTTTTTGACGGAGACACCTTTGAAATATCAGGGAAGAAGGTGCGTCTCGCAGCACTTGATTGCCCTGAAGGAAATCGTTTTGGCGGCGCCAAAGCGACCGCGCTTGTCACGGAACTGACCAAGGATGTCATTGTAACCTGCGAGCTTGATGGCACGACCACTTATGATCGGCTGGTTGGATATTGTGCGGCCGATGGGCGGGACATTGGCCAAGCGATGATCGACGGTCAGGTGTGTGGGGTATGGGAGAAGTTTGACAGCAAGGGCCGCTATTTGGGCTCTTATCAGGGCGCTGAAATGCGCGATGACAATGGCAAAGGTGTCGTGCCAGCAGGCCTGATCTCACAAAGGCCCGTTGATCCTGCGAACTTCGTACCGACCAACACAAAGAAATTCTCAGCTTCGCTGGCTCCCGGCCCAGTGCAGGGCGTCGAAGACCCGCTTCTTGCGGCGCTGCGCGGTGAGGACGTGCAGGCCAATGGGGCGCCCATGACCTATGGCGCAAGCCGGGATGCCAACGATCAGCGCCCGCCTTCCGATCCATTCGAGGGCGAGGGGTTCAAGCCGCTGGTCAAGCGGCGCGGCCAGCAGTTTGTGCGCGGCGCGACTGAGGTTGTGGCGTCAGTGCCGGAATCGGTGGCGATCACGGGGGAAAACCTCGATCGCTGGCAGGACAAGGCGAGCGACAAGCTTTTGCCGGAGGCTGACGCCCTCGAAGCCGAGGCCGCATCGCTTGAATCCGAGATTGCCGCGATTCCGGCTGATGTGCTTGGACCGGAAGAGCGCGCCTTTGCGCTTGAGCAGGCCAAGGCTCTCAGGGACCGGGCCGCGCAGCGCCGCCTTCTCGCCCAGACGCCGACCGTCACCGCCCCGACTGTCCCCGCGCAAGACCGCCCGGTCTTCGCTGCCGGTGACCAGATTCGCGGCGCCGTGACGGATACAGTCGGCGCGCCGGACCCGCGCGATGTCGGGTTCTGGTCGCAGGCGGCGGAAGGCAGCGGCAACATGGCCGGCATGATTGCGGCCAGCGCAGCCGGGGGCCTTGTCGGCGGCCCGGCTGGAAGCTTGGCCGTGGGCGGCATGACCGGCGCGACCATGAACCAGTCACAGGTTTTCAAGGAAGCGCTGGACGCTGGAGCGGATCAGGAAACTGCGCTGCAGGCATCGAAATGGGCCGCCGTCATTGGTGCGGGCGAAATTATCCCGATCAACCGCGCCTTGAAGATCCTGCCGCCGCGCCTGCGCGGTGAGTTGGCGACCGGCTTCATGCGCAAGTTTGTCGATCTGGCACAAGCCTCTGGCGAAGAGGCGGCTCAGGAATACCTGTCACAGGTGGCGAACAACATCGCGGCCCAGAAGCTCTATGACCCGGAGCGCGGCTGGACCGAGGGGGCGACCGACGCCGCGCTTGTCGGGGCCGTTCTTGGCGCCGGTGTCGGCGGTGTCGGTCTGGCGCTGGAAGGCAAGCCTGCGGCGCAGGACGTGACTGCCCCGCCGCGCCGGGAGGAACCGCCCGCCGCGCCCCTCGACCAGATCGCCGCCGCCATGCAGCCTACCGCACCGGATCAGGCGCCAAAGGCCCCGGCACCGGAACGGCCAGCACCGCAACTCGCCCCAGATCAGGCCCAGCCCCAGCCGCCGCAGGGCGATGGCGCGCGCTACGAGATTCTGGACGAGATCGAAAACGGCCCCGACGGGCAGCGCGTCCCGACCGGGCGCAAGGTCCGGTATGATAGAGAGACGGGCACGGTTGAGCCGATCAGCCCGGACCAGACCAACGCTGAGGTGAAGCCGGAGGCTCAACCCGCTGCGGAAATGCGTAAATCCGCAGATGCGGAACCGGCGCCAGAGGCCCGGCCAAGCCAGACCGCAGACCCGGCGCCCCAAGCTGATGTGGTGCAGGCCGCAGGCGGAACCGTGCCCCCGGCGCCGGAACCGATTGCGGGCGGAGAAACTGACGGCGGCGATGCACTTGATGCAACCACGCCCGGAAAGATCGTCTCGATCAGCATTGAGGGGCAGGCGCCATTCCAAGGCCGGGTTGTTCGGAAAGATGCTGAAGGGATCACGGTTGTGGAAACCGATGGCACCGAAACCACGATCAGCAATGACGACATTTCTGAAGGACGGATCAGCGTCTCGCCGAAAGAGCGGTCGCTGTCGAGCGTTCCGCCAGCCTCTGGCGGAAACGATGGCGCAACTTCGGTTGATGCAACTGAAGCGGCACGGCTGGTGCCGCCTTCTGCACCGACGCCATCAAGCGATGTGATGCGATCGGAGGCGATCTATAGGCGGGCGCCGGGAGAGGTTCGCAAGATTTTCCGGCTTACATCTCGGCTACGCTTGGCACGCGCAAATGGGCGATCATCAGTCCGCGCCACAGAAACGCTGGCGACTATGAGGCACACCTGACGCAGAAGCGATACCAGGAGATAAAGGACCGATACGAAAGGGAACGGGCGGAGGTGACACCCCCTATTTCCAATGCCGACGGCATCTCGCAACCCGGGTCTCGGCAATCTGTCGCCCCCGGTTCAGCGGCACCGCAGCCAGCTTCCATCGCTGATCCCAAGAAAAGCCCGGCGCAGGCTGCATTTTCTGCGCTCCCCAAGACCGCCACGGCAAAGGCGCGGCGCGATGCGCGAAAGGCCGCTGTGATCGACTTCTTCACACCGGGAAATATCGTCAGGGGGTATGGCGGAAGCGACCGGGTTTTGGATTTCAAACTGACAGGCGATGGCGGGTTCGCCGCTCGCGTTGAGTCCGTGGTGAAGCAAGCCGGTGAATGGGTGAAGAATCCCGCCGACATGCGCGTTCGCACGCACGCAACCATGCCGACCGACCGGGAGCTGATCGCCGGGCCAATTGAAAGGCCAGCAACGCCACTTGGTGCAGCGAAAAGTGAGCCTGATGCCCTTGGCGATGGCCGGGCATCGTCAGAGAATTTCTTGGCTGCCAGTGCCGCACTTCGAGCTGAGTTGAAAGCCGCCGTCACCGAAGCGGTCCCGCTCAGGAAAAGCACTGACCTCACCGAGAAGGCGCCCGGCGCCGATCTCGAAAGGCGCCTCGCTGCCGCAACATCTTCCGAAGAGCGCCAGAAGGTCGCCGCCGACTTCACGCTTGAGCGCGGGCGTCAAACCGGCAACGAGCATCTTGTTTTTCTTGGGCCGGACGGTGCCCTGATCAGCCTGACGGAGGGCGATCCTAAAGGCGTCGAGTTCCCGGACGCGGCGCATCAGGCAGTCGTAACCGGCAAGGCATCCTTCTCGGTTCACAACCACCCCGGTAATCGTG